TGCTGGACTTGGCAAAGTAATAATACCTTGATTATCTACTGCAAAACCTACTAACCCTGCTACCGTACAATCAAAGTTTGGTAATGGAGGACTTGGTTCTACAAGGTGTAAATAAAATGGACTTCTAACGTTTATTTTTGTACTCATTATTTTCTAAATAAATTGTTTATGTCTTCACCAAAAGCAAATGCTAAATCATCAGGTAATTTTTTAAATGCTTGTTCAAATGGTTTAGTAAAGAACAAACTTGGTTTTAATCCTTTTCTGTATATACTTCTTGCTATTAAAAACCCTATTGTATTATAGTTGCCTTTTTTAAACTTACCTTCTTTATCTCTTAACCTTATGTTTTTGCTTTTTGCCCATTGTGCTAACGGTTTAATTGGGGGCATTTTGTTTGTATATGAAAATGGTGTATCGTATTTGTTTTCTGTTCCACTAACACCACGATCTTGGTACATACCGTAATCTTCCATTTCAAAAGATAAGGTGTTTTTTTTGTTATCTAAAAAATAAGCAAGGCTTTTATATAGTTGACCATCTGATGAGGTTGTACCCTTACCTTTTTTTGATTTGTTTTTAGATAATCTTGTTCTTGCTTGTTGTACTACAAACTTACCAAACTTATTAAGTTCTTTATTTATGTTTTCTAACTGCATATTGTCATATCGTTTTGTACTAATACGTCAAAGGTTGCTGACCACCCTGCTAACTTGTTTTCAAACCTATCTACAAATGGTTCACAACTTACATCACCCTGTACTTGGTAGAGGTTAGTATATAGATCACCACGTTGTAAGATGTTTATTATTCTTGTTAGTAATCCTAATTGTGTATTTAGTACATCTTGTTCGTTATCGTTTCCTACAAATATGTCAGTTGTTTCTGCTTTGCTTATATCTACAATATCCATTGATAATATAGAAATGTTAAACGTTAATGTTTTAGTTCCTACAGTTGTGTTGTTTACAATTATATGGCTTAATGGGAATATAGTTTGCTTGTTTAAATCTACATCATCTAAACTACCAAATGTAACCGTGTTAACAAATGGTTCTGCTGCAAGTGCTGTTTTTAATTGTTCCGTTACGTTGTAAAAACCTTTCATCGTTTTTTAATTAACTTCTTTTCTAATTCTACTTTATCTTTTTCAAATGACAAATACATTAAACATTGGTGGACATTAAGCTGGGTAACCTCGTCAAACTTGGTAGCATCTCCTTTAGCAATACCATAGACTGACTGATACCAGCCCCACTTTGTCCCAAACGTTCCCTCTGTTGAATAGTCAAGTTCTTGGGTAACTCCTTCTGTAAATAGTTCAGGATAGTTTGCGTTAACTCGTTGCTTAAATGATAAAAAAAAACCATAGAACCAAACACAATATCTAAAGGCATATACTTTAGGTTGTCGTTCATACCTTTGTATTCTTCTATATTGTACTTGTTACCTTTCTTAAATTTAATTGGTCTGTATAACACGCTCATTGCTTTGTGCATATTATCCCAATTGCCCAAGTTCTCATCCAGATCAATAAACTCACCTAAAGACATATCATCAAGTACAGGTATAAATCCATACTCTACATTGCCTAAAGTAAACGTAGGTACTAAACTATGCTTCTTATCAAATATCTTGTTGAGGTGTACTACTATCTCTTGTACTGATTTGTATTTTATGTTTGCAACATCCTTTAAGTTAAGGCTGCAAAATATCTCTACCATCTTTTGTAGTAAAAATGTAGATTCTTTATTTTCTTCTGTATTTAACTTTTCAAATCTTTGGTATTGATCTAAAGTTATTTCTTTAAGTGAATCAGGTACGTTTATTTCAACTTTCATATTAATACAATAAATTAATTGGTGTTTTGTATAAAAAGAAAAAGGTAACATTTCTGCTACCTAATTCTCAACCCAAACCAAATGAAAAGTTATTGCTTCAATATAAACCTTTTATACGAATACCTGTATGCTTCTTCTATTGTTTTTTCCAGATGTATGCTGTTTTGTTTGTACAGCTTCTTGCCTTTTAGTATTTGACCTTTATAGTCTATATCTAAATAAACATCCGATTTAGCACCACGTTTAGATGGTCGTTGTACTATGTATATATTTTCGTACCAACACGCTTCTTGCATCTTAAAAAGTTTCAACTATTTTATCTGTTATATCGTTTGCCCATAAGATGAAATATAAGAACATATACATTGATACCCAAGCTAAAATAACAAAACCTGCTGCTTGTGCTATAATCCTTCTAACGTTCTTTCTGTTTTCTTTTTTAGTTAATTCTTTAATCATTATATACTCTACTTTGTTTTCCATAATATAATTATTGGTTAATAAAAAAGGGGTATTGCTACCCCCTGTGTTTTTATCTAATTGATTGCATCATTTCTGTAACACCATCTTGGAATAATACTGCTCTTTTATAAGCATCTTTTCCTTCAAATATTTTTTCTCTAATATTATCTCCAAACTTTATAATTAATTTGTAAGATGTTCTTTCAGCGTTTGATAATAATCTTGTAGATGTTGACCTGTCTTTGTACTTTTTCATTTTGTTTTGTTTTAGATTAAAAGGAGCATTTCTGCTCCCTTGTTTTTTTTATTAGAATGTTTTTATAATTTCGTTCTCTTCAACTGAAAAACCATTACAACCATAACCACCATTATGTCCACGAGTATTGTATCGGTATTCAAATCCATCCCAATCGTTTTTTACGTGATTAAATAAAGGCTTTTTATATACACTATGAATTTTTCTTGTGTAAACTTGATTGGTAAAATAACCTGTTTTTTTCTTAAATTGAATTTTTTGACCTACTTCTAAATTTTTCATTTGATATAATTTTAATTAAACTTTGTTTTACTTTGTAAATATACAACTATTTATTTAATTAACAAATAATAAACAATTTATTTTAATATATGTAGTATTCGCCTTTGTTAGGGTTTTCTAATTGGTCTGTTAATACGTACCTCAAACTATCTATGCAATCTGGATGTTCACCTGATGGTTTATTTAAGGTATTACCATCTTTATCCTTTGCCCATATGTAACCTTGTAGTTCTCTTTTTAAGTTCCTGCTTCTTGATGTAATGTATATTTCATTTTGGTTTATTAGGTTTATACCAAAGTTTACACTATCTCTACCTTTTGTACACGGATATATATTATGCCCATCCCTACGCAAAGTTTCAATACTCTTTGGTTCTGCTGAATCTGCAATTAAGTTTTCTGTTATATTATTTTGTCGTAAGAACATAGATAAATCCCTTAATACTGTATTTGATTTGTAAAATACCTCATCTGCTATGTAAGCATCATTCCATTTATATAGAGATACAATAACTGTAGGATCAGTATAACCAAAATCTACACCGTGTGCTAATAAACGTGCTTCTTGTGGTATGTTATCTATTTCTTTCCAATCAGGTATACATACACCTTCTAAAGAACCTGTTTCACCAAGTCCGTACACCCTCCACCAATTTGACCAGTATGTTGAGGTTTTGCCTTTATCTCTTGCTTTCTCTATTTCTTTTACAATGCTTTCAGGTAGTGCATTATTATCTTTGTATGTTAGTGTAATGTAATCGGTGTCCTGCTTTCCTATCAGTTCTTTGTCTACCCAAAACAAATTAGATGGGTTGTAGTCAAGCCAAACTATTCCACTTGTTCTAACTGATAATTGGTTATAAGCATCAAAGGGTACATTGTTACATTCGTTAATATATAAATCTGTTCTTCTTGCACCACGTAACTTATCTGGTTGATCTGTACTGAAAAACTCTATATAACTACCATTTGTAAAAGTGTATTTTAAAGTGCTTTTATTAAACTGAATATCCCTATACCTACCTAAACCCTTTAATATGCCTAAAAAGTCTTTTAAAGCACCTCTACGAAGGTGTGGTATAGATTCGGATACTACACTTATTTCTTTACCGTCGTTTCTTATAGCGTAATCAATAAGCAAACAAAGTATTGATATAGTCTTGGAAGCTGATGTGCCACCTTTAACTATTCGTATCCTGCTTTGTAATTGCTTTAGCTTTTTAAATGCTATTGTTTTCTTTACTCGCATATAGAATGAAGTGTAGGGTTTTAGTTATCCCTAATCCTCCATAAATAACGGAATGTCCTCGTTAATGGTAATATCCCTTGTTTCTCTTGGTTTACCAGCATAATAGTTATAGTACAGTTGTACAAATTTAAAATCACCTTTTTCTACACCTGTTTTTAATGCTTGGAATGCTGCATCTTCTAATGGGCTTAATTTCTCTATTAAATTAACCTCATCTGCTTTAGAAGGTCTACCTGCTCCATCTCTTTTTCCACCGTGTGCCATTTTGAAATAACTTGTTTATTCAATAGTACAATAAAAAAACTAACTAATTGTTAATTGGTCTTTATTAATTTGTTCTGTTAGCTTCTTTAGTTCTTTGTATTGTTTCTCATAGAAACCTTCTAAACTTTCTGCTGTTTTAAAATCTTCAGGGTTAGCATTAACTGCATCTTGTACCCTTTTGTTTATTTTATTATAATCTTCTTTTAATTGTATATCGTGTTTTAACCAATGTGGTATAAGCCTTTCAAAGTGTAGAACTGTTGAATGATCCCTGCCCATTGTTTTACCTATAGAAGATAATGACATCCTTGTGTATTGTCTTGTAAGGTAAAAGTATATTCCACGTGCTTCTACGTATTCACGTTTTCTTGTTTTTGTAGTTATATCTAACTTTAGATGTTGTTCTACTATTTCTTGTATTAGTGTTGCACTCATAATTAATTTTTATAATTTGTTTTTATGTATTATTTCTTTAATTGTTAAAAATCCTGATTCGTGTATTGCTTTTTTTATTCCAGCACACGCTTCGTACTGTTCTTCTTCTTCGTATAGTTTTATAGTTTCTTCAAGTTCATTAATATCTTTACCATTTACTATATCTACTAAAGCAAGTAAATAAAATTCTTCTATTATTTTTTTATCCATTCAATTAAATCATATAAAGTTTTAATATGTTTTTTATTTACGAAATAAAACTCTTTAACATATCCTTTAATATTGTCTTTAATTGTTTTTTTAAACCAATATTCTTTTGATGTTACAGGTATAACAAAAGTAGATAAGGTTTTTTGTGATATATTTATTATAGCTGATGATTTGTGTTTTTTATTATCCCAATTTTCAACCATATCAACAATAACATCATTGTAAGGATAATCACTCATAGATGTATAATGTCTTGATGAAGATTTTACTTCTAATGATATTTTATCTTTTCCTTTATATGTAAATAAATCTCCTTTATCTGTATAATCTATTCTATCTGCTCCTATTGGTCTAATTTTTAAATCATCTATAAAAACTTTTAATCCATTTTGTTCAAGTATTTCTTTTACTTTTAATTGATAATCATATCCTTTTTTTAATTGATTTACAAAATCTTTATGTGTATAACTCATAATTTATAACTAATTATTTAAATTCTATAGTGTCGTATATTTGTTTGGCTAAACCATAATTTATATCACTTCCTTTTGATTTATTTAATTTTGGTTGATGTTTTATAATGTATAAAGATTCTATAGTTTTTCTTATATTTTCATTTTCTTCATAGTGTAATATTTTAAAACCATCAAATTGTTTTTCAGTTTTATTTTTTTCAAGATTATGTGTATAAATTCTTTGCATTATGTTTGTTGTTTGACCTATATAAACACAACTGTTTTTTAAATATAAACCATATATACAAGCGTTGAGATGAGGTTTAAGTTTTATTATAGGATTTTTAGCATTTAAATTTACTTCTTTTTTTATTTTATTAATTAAATCAATATAATTGTTTAGATTTTGTTTTGGAGGATCAATTCTAAATGAACAATAATTATATCTATTATAATAATCATTTACTTTATATATTATATCTAAAAATGATTTATACTTAAAAGTAAAATCTCTATTACCATTTATAA